GACAAATAATTGCTGAGTACTTAATGATTCAAAAGCGTGTAGCTCAGATCAGCAGTTGGCTTGAGCTAGTGGGTGACGATGGTAGGGTGCATGGTAGGGTAACTACCAATGGTGCTGTCACTGGTAGAGCAACACACAGTAGCCCTAACATGGCACAGGTTCCTGCGGTGGGTAGCCCCTTCGGTGCTGAGTGCAGAGAGATGTGGCGTGTACCTAAGGGGTACAAGCAGGTAGGTGTGGACCTATCAGGCATTGAGCTTCGCTGCTTAGGCCACTACCTGAATGACCAAGAGTGGATGGATGAGTTGCTTAAGGGTGATATCCACTGGTTCAATGCACAAAGCTTTGGCTTGGTAGAACGAGGCACTGTTAAGGACGATAACAATCCTGAGCATAAGAAGGCTAGGAACACCACCAAGACCCTGACCTATGGTGTGTTGTATGGTGCAGGTGCAGCCAAGGCAGGTAGTATCGTAGGTGGTAACAGTAGCAGGGGCAAGAAACTTATTGATAGTTTTATCAATAATACTCCCGGCCTTTCTGCCTTGAAGAAGAAGATATCTAGGCTGATGGCTAAGGGTCACCTCCCTGCACTGGATGGACGCAGGGTGTGGGTTAGATCTGAGCATGCTGCCTTGAATACATTGCTGCAAAGTGCAGGTGCTATCATTGCTAAACAGTGGTTGATTGAATCAACAAAGCTGTTGCAAGAGAAGGGAATAAATGCTAAACTGTTAGCGTTTGTTCATGACGAAACACAATGGGAAGTGAGAGAAGATCAGGCAGAGGAAGCAGCTAGGCTCATAGAGCAAGCAGCAACTAAAGCAGGAGAAGCTCTTAAGTTCCGTTGCCCAGTGGATGCCGAAGGAAAGATTGGCAACAACTGGCGTGAGTGCCACTGACGTTACTAGTGGGTTTTTATATTGGAGAAAATTATGACTGAAGAAAAGAAAGCTATTAAGCTTAAGGCTGATTTGTTCTGGTGTCAACACACTAAGATTAATGAGATGTCTGGTAAGTTCCAGTTGAACTTATGCAATCTGTCTGATGCTGCTGTTGAAGCATTAGAAGAGATGGGCATCAGTGTTCAGACTGGTGAAGACAAGAAGGCTGACATGGGCAGGTACATCACTTGCAAATCAGAGAAGCCTATGCGTGTCTTTGACGTTGAGAACGATGAGATTACTGAAGCAATTGGTAATGGCAGCAAAGCCAAAGCCTTGGTGTCTTCATACTCTTGGACATACAAGAACAAGAAAGGTGTTAGCCCTTCATTGAAGAAGCTGGTTGTCACTGAGTTGGTTGAGTATTCTGCAGCCAGTGGCATCAGTGCAGACGATGAGGATGTGCTGTAAATGAAAGCCCTGTTCGATAGCGACATCTTCGCTTATCGAGCAGCATCTGCATGTGAGGACGAAGACGAAGCAACGGCACAGCGTACACTGGATCGTTTAATCGTTGATGTTCTCATGTGCGGTGTTGACACCCTCTATCCTGATTGCTTCGTGGATAGTTGGAGCATGCACCTAACAGGTAAGAACAACTTCCGATATGAGATAGCCACCACTGTACCTTACAAAGGTAATAGAGTGGACAAGCCTAAGCCTAAGCATCTAGCTTTCCTTAGAAATTATCTAGTAAAAGAATGGGGTGCTTCTATATCTGAGGGTCAGGAAGCTGATGACACCATTGCCATTGAAGCTACAAAGCTTGGTGACAATTGTGTCATTGTGTCTTTAGACAAAGACTTAGATCAGATTGTTGGTTGGCATTACAACTTTGTTAAACATCTAGGCTACTACATCAAACCAGAGGAAGCTCTGGTCAAGTTGTACACGCAGATGCTGACAGGTGATGCTGCTGATAACATCAAAGGATTGTTCCGTGTTGGTCCAGTGAAAGCAGCCAAGATAATTGGGGACACAACAGATGAACTTGAGCTATACAACAAAGTGTTGGAAGCTTACGAGGGTGATGCTGAGCGTGTGTTAGAGAATGCTCAGCTTCTTTTTCTACGAAGATATGAAGGACAGATATGGACTCCTCCACAAACTTAAAACCAAATGACATTGCACTAATCCTTCGTCCTACTATTGTGGATGGGAAGTATACAAACAACTTTCAGGTGTTAGTCAGTGGCTTTGGACCACTCACTATCAGTGAAGATGATGTAAATAATTTAATTGGTATGGCTACCATATTGGCATCAGTGATACCACACATGGAAGAAGATGAAGCACTTGCTAACAAGCTTGTTGAGTATTGTGGCAAGATGTTTGGTGATGTTGGTGATTTCTTTTACAACGCAGATCATGACAGCTTTGGTGATAATAGTTTTACCATTGACACCAAGACAATTGGAGGCATCCAATGAATGTAGATGACACATTGATACAACGAGGTGTTAGATATGGCAACTACAAAGAAGATGTGTCTAGGGTTTCACAAGCCCTGAAAGAAACTATCAGGTCTGGTGCTGAGTGGAAAGAGATGGATGATGATATGAAGGAAAGCCTTGATCTCATCTGTAACAAAATCTCTCGCATTGTGAATGGTGATCCTTGGTATCATGACTCATGGCATGACATCATTGGATATGCTAGGTTGGTAGAAGAACGATTGGAACAATTATGATAGCTGTCGATATCAACTTAAAAGTTTTATTCAAACCTGAAGACCTACCAAATGTTTACCTAAATGAGGAAGTGCTGAGTGAAGCCATCACTGAAAACTTAACTGCTTCGTTGGAACGAATGGATGCACAGGATGTCATCTTTAGTTTCGTTGATATCGAAGGACTAGAATGAAAGTTAATTCAGTAACCATTAGAGAAGCTAGTAATGGCTTTGTTGTTGAGCATGTAGCTGAGGGAGAATTCGATAAGTATCAAACTGAGTTTGTTGCTTTAGATGTTGACGAAGCTTTACTAATTGCTAGAGATTTATTTGTGCATTACGATGCTGCTGACATGTCGCATATAGTAGATACACCAATTGGTAGATAAGAAAAGAAATGGTGGCGAGTGGACTGACTCTAGGTTCAGAAGCTTTGTCACCTCTGCTCTTCGTGCTGCGTCTAGGCGTTGGCCTCCTAAGTACAAGGCTCTTAAAGAAGCCTTCGTTGGTAGGAAGACTAACAAGAAGACAGGCAAGTTGGCAATGCATTACAAATGTGCCAAATGTAAGAAGCACTTTGTTGCTGCTGATGTACAGGTAGATCATATACTCCCTGTAGTATCACCAACAGAAGGCTTTGTTAGTTGGGACTTGTTCATTGATCGTATCTTCTGTGAGATAGAAAACCTACAGGTGATGTGTAAACCCTGTCACAAAGTGAAGACAGAACTAGAGAAGGCAGAAAGGAAAAAGAAATGAATGTTGAAATGTTAGAAGAACATGATGATGGTAGTGCTACATATCAATTCGATTTAAATTGGGAAGAGCGTAACCTCCTACTCAATCTCGGTATAATTACAGCACTTAAGAATGGCGTTAATGAAGGAGCTAAATATGTCGGTAACACTGATCTGGGCAACCCCGAATGCGGAACACCTGATAGCGTACATGGCGAGGGTGAGCAACCCTGAGAATCAGGATAGTCCTGAGACAGCACCTAAGCTGCTGAAGTATTTGATGGACAACAAACACTGGAGTCCATTTGAGATGGTGAATGTGTGCATGGAAATTACGACAACCCGTGACATTGCACGACAGATATTGCGACATCGTAGCTTTAGCTTTCAAGAATTTTCACAACGCTATGCCATTTCCTCACGCTATGAAACCAGTGAGGTGAGGCTACAGGATAACAAGAACAGACAGAACTCTATAGCCGTTCAGGACCGAGAATTGATGGCGGTGTGGGATGAGCTACAGACAGATGTTTTGGTGGCTTCTAGGCGGTCCTATGAGGCTGCATTGAGCCTTGGCATAGCTAAGGAGGTAGCACGAAAGGTGTTGCCTGAAGGACTAACCACCAGTAGAATGTACATGAACGGTACACTGAGAAGCTGGATGCACTATGTTGATATTCGTTGTGACAAAGCAACACAGAAAGAACATCGTGATGTAGCAGACCAATGTAAGGTAGTGCTAACAAACTTATTTCCATCCTTGTTTTAATAGAGCAAGCAGTAGTCATCTGAGGTATAACTACCTTTCCTTTCGGGAGCTTCGGCTCCCATTTTTTCCACCATTTCAGGAGTATTTTTATGGCAAAGTTTAAGGTCAGCATTGACCTGTCTCGGGATAGTTTGTTTGATGAACTTGGTATCCAGAGATTGAGAGAAAGTTATATGAAAGATGAAGAGGCTAGTCCTCAAGAAAGATTTGCATATGTTTCGGAATCGTTTGCGTCCAATCAAGAACACGCTCAAAGACTATACGACTACAGCAGCAAGCATTGGCTTAGCTACTCTACACCTATCCTATCTTTTGGTCGCTCTAAGCGTGGCCTCCCTATTAGCTGTTTCCTTAATTACATGGATGATAGTGCAGAAGGCTTGGTCGATAACCTATCAGAAACTAACTGGCTATCCATGTATGGTGGTGGTGTTGGGGTTCATGTTGGTATCCGCAATGGTGACGACAAGTCTACTGGTGTTATGCCCCACCTCAAAATCTATGATGCCAGTTCCTTGGCCTACCGCCAAGGCCGTACAAGACGAGGTAGCTATGCTGCCTACCTAGACATTCACCACCCTGACATCATCCAGTTCTTGGAGATGCGTAAGCCAACAGGTGATCAGAATGTACGCACATTAAACCTGCATCACGGCATCAACATCACTGATGAATTCATGACCATCATTGAGAAGGCCATGAAAGATCCTGACTTTGATGACAGCTTTCAACTTAAGAACCCTGCCAATGGTGAGGTGGTAGAGACTGTGTCTGCTAAGTATTTGTGGCAGAAAATCCTAGACCTTCGCATGCAGACAGGTGAGCCATACTTGGTGTTCATTGACACAGCTAACAAGGCTATGCCTAAGTGGTTGAGTGACAAAGGCTTGAAGATTACTGGTAGCAATCTGTGTACAGAAATCTTCTTACCTACTAACGAGAAACGTACAGCAGTGTGCTGCTTGTCTTCCCTCAACCTAGAATACTACGATGACTGGAAAGATGACAAGCAATTCATTTTGGATGTTATGGAAATGCTAGACAATGTCTTGCAATACTTCATCGACAAAGCACCATCAACAATTGCTAGGGCTAAGTACAGCGCAATGATGGAGCGTAGCATTGGAGTTGGTACTTTAGGCTTCCATGCATTCTTACAAAAGAAAGGTGTAGCCATCGATGGTGTGATGGCTAAGAGTTATAACAATGAAATCTTTAAGCACATTCATTCTTCGTGTCTACTTGCTGACTCTGTCTTGGAGCAGCAGCGTGGTAGTTGTATCGATGCTGGTCACGGCAATATTAATAGAAGGTTTAGTCATCATACTGCTATTGCCCCTAACGCTAGTAGCAGCCTTATCATGGGGAATACTAGCCCTTCGGTCGAGCCTTACAGAGCAAATGTATTTAGGCAGGACACACTCAGCGGAGCATTCGTATACAAGAATAGGTTCCTGAAAGCACAACTTGCTGCACTGGGTATGGACGATGATGACACATGGGCATCCATCATCAGCAACGAAGGATCTGTACAGCACCTAGACATCTCTGATCAATTGAAGGAAGTGTTTAAGACTGCTATGGAGATTGATCAGCGTTGGTTGGTTGAGCTTGCAGCAGACAGACAGAAATACATTGACCAAGGCCAGAGCATTAACCTGTTCTTCCATGCCAATGTATCCATTAAATATCTACATGCCATTCACTTCCTTGCTTGGAAGAGTGGACTGAAAAGCTTATACTATCTTCGTTCAGAGAAGGTGCGTAAAGCAGATAAGGTGGGTGCTCAGATCAAGCGTCAGCGTATTGAAGACGACATTGATTTGAAGCAGGTGGCAGAAGGTGAAACTTGTTTAGCATGTGAAGGTTGATATGGTAAAAACTAAATTAGATATTACGCAAGAGCGTACAACATTCAAACCCTTTAAATATCCTTGGGCATATGATGCTTGGCTGCAACATGAGCAGAGCCATTGGCTTCACACTGAAGTGCCTATGTCTGAGGATGTTAAAGACTACAAGAAACTGAGCAGCAATGAGCAGGAGTTTCTAACAAAGATCTTGCGCTTCTTTGTGCAGGGTGACTTAGACATTGGCAGTGGTTATCATGACCACTACATTCCAGTGTTCAAGCAGCCGGAGGTGCGGATGATGATGAGTGGCTTTGCAGGTAGGGAAGCCCTGCATGTAGCAGCCTATGCTCACCTCATTGAAACCTTGGGCTTGCCTGAGTCTACCTACAATGAATTCCTCCAGTACAAAGAGATGGTGGAGAAGCATGACTACATTAACAATCTGAGTGCAGCACCAATGGCTGAGAAGATTGCAGCCATCTCTGCCTTTGGTGAGGGCATGCAGCTATTCTCTAGCTTTGTAATGTTGTTAAACTTTGCAAGGAATGGTAAACTCAAAGGACTAGGTCAGATCATTGCTTGGTCCATAGTGGATGAGACACAGCATGCTGAAGGTATGATTAAGGTTTATCGTGAGTATGTTAAGCACCATCAGGATGAAACGACTTCGGACCGCATCAAGGAAATTGCAGATCAAATGGTGGGTCTGGAGGATCAGTTTGTGGATCTGGCTTTTTCGATGGTTGAGGTTGAGAAGCTTACGAAAGAAGAAGTGAAGCAATACATCCGATACATTGCAGATCGTAGGCTCATCTCTATGGGAATGAAGGGCATCTATAAGATCAAGAAGAACCCTCTGCCTTGGGTGGATGGTATGCTAGGTGTTAGCCACACCAACTTCTTTGAGCAGCGTGTAACAGACTACAGCAAAGGTGCTACCACTGGTACTTGGGATGATGTATGGGGTAAAGCCGCATGATTATTGTAGAGCTTAGGCAGGGCATAGGTCTTGACATTGAGTTCAATGAAACTATTTGTCACATCATTGATGATGGTGGACCACATGATAAATTGTTTTCATATAGTGGTATACTAATCAAGCTACCGTTCATCAGCATTTACATAGGTGAATTTGATGAGATTGGTGAGCTTATTAAAGGTAACAAACCTACAGGGGAATAACATGCAAGTCAAGTCTGAACGATCTGCACCATTGCGTATTCAATTTGAACAGGGCTATAAAGCTTTCAGACATGGGTGGTTGGTCAATCAATATGAACCATCATCTGTGGCAGGTAAAGAGTGGCAACGAGGATTTGATCGTGGCTACTTTGATAACATTGAAAGACTCAATGGCTACCAAGCGGTTCGATAAAGAACTTCACGATACCTACGATAAGTTTGGAAGAGATATAGTTAAGAGCTATGTCTCTTCTTTTTGGGGTATGGAAGCTAGAGATAATCCTGACAGGTATGGGGTTGATCTGCATCTGTATAAAGACAGCTTGTTGGTGGGATATGCTGAGGTAGAAGTCAGACTGTCATGGAAAACTGTAGAGTTTCCCTATGAAGATTTGAATGTACCTAACAGGAAAAAGAAGTTGCTAACACAGGACATGTTAACATACTTCTTTTCTGTTAATAAGGATGGAACAGCCTTGTTCCATTGTGAAGCTGCTGCTGTACTAGCTTCAGAAGTTAAAGAGTCTAGAAATAAATATGTCTACCAAGGAGAACTCTTTTACAAGGTTCCTCTTGATAGACTATCTTATGTTGTATTACCTACGGCTAGCTAAGCCACCCTTAGCTAAGCCAATTCTCTTGGTGTTACTAGGGTTGGCTGGATCAACAATCTTAAAGTCATTACCAATTAAGTCTCTAATATTATTAGCAGCTTTAGTTTGTGTAGCAATTATGTCAGCTATATCTTTTGGTGTTGAACCCCTTGGCACATACATTGGTATTGTCTGAATTGTTTTTAGATTCTTACTAAGCTCTTTTAAAGCTAGTGCTTTATCTTTAGATCCAGACCTTTCCAAAGAAAGAGAGACTGCATCAATAGTATCTACAGTAGTTGTCTTAGCTAGTTTACTTAGTGAACTAATAAATGTTTGATTACTATCTGGCACAGGTAACATACCTGCCTTTGTTGCTGCTGCTCCACCTGTATGTCTAAACTCATTCTTAAACAATCCCTTGATGGTGGTGTATGTTTCATAAACCTCTTTAGGTTTCTCAGTAGATGCTTTAATATTATCAATTAAAGTAAGACCATCTTTATCTGTCCTATTAACAACATCTAATAATTTATTAGTCAGTCTATTTCTATTAGTTTCTTGTTGTTCAATTAGTTTGTATTGCTTCTCAATCTTATTGAAATCAGTTTGAATCTTAAGCTTCTCACTCTCAACAAAAGCATCTTCAGTTTCTTTATAACCTAAGTTACGGGGAAGTGCCAAAGGTCTAGCCACTGTTGGATCACCAGTGATAACCCTAGCAATGGTATTCATGTCCTTCTTTGTATAAGCTTCCAGAGGCATGTCTACTTTTCTAAAGATATAGTCAGCATATGGTATTTCAGTGTAAGAAATATTCTTAACAACTGGACCACCAAATGGTTCATTACGATAATTCAATCTTAGATCGCTAGTGAATGATGTAGCACCAACATCTAGCTCCATGTGTTTCCTACTCTCAATTGTTTGAGGATCAAAGAAACCACGCTTAACTTTAGCGGGTGTTCGCTCTGTCTCTGTACCATGAATCAAGATCTTTGGAGGCATATCTTTATACTGCTCTCTTAAGTCTTCTAGTTTCTTTTGGTAACCCTCAGCAAACTTAGCAAACTCTGCAACATCTGTAGGATTGTCTGCATTAAACTCTCTTCCCACCTTAACCCTATACTCACCTTGGGCTACGGCAATAGCATCTTTCTCAATACCAGCAAATTCAGGAGCATCTTTGACAGCATCAAATGATTCTTGTCTAAGTATTTTAATACTAGACAATGTACTTTTTCTAACAGCTTCATCTGAACCAAAAGCAGGTTTATTTAAATTGGTAGTGGCAATAGGAGTAGTATAAATAGAAGGGTTTTCTACAGGCAGTTCTGTTTTAATCTCTGGAAGAGGTTCTTCAATCTTTGCTGGCACAGCTTCAGGGACAGCTTCTTCCATTTGCTTAGTAATTGGAGCAGTCTCTTCTACTGGAGGCGTAGCAGGACTAGCCTTGCTCTTAACAATGGGAGCCTTAGTAACAGCTTCTTTAACTACTGGTGTAGGAAGTATTTCTGTTGGTGCTTCTTTAACTGCAGCCTTAGCTGCTGCATCCTGCATCTCTTTTAACAAAAACATAGAACTCTTCATCACAGCAGAAGAGCCAGCTTCTTTGGCTATTTGTTTAGCAGCAAGGCCACCTACCTGATAACCAACAACACCACCAGTAGCTTTCTCTGGGGGTTTCTGTACAGCAACAGCATTTTTCTTTAGCGTTTGAGACAGTTTTAAAGCAACTCCATACTTCTTAAAGTCATCATCGCTTTCAAAAGACTTACCTATGC